AAATTTGAAGATAAAGGTGTTTCATTAAGATCATTTTGTACAAATAATAATGCAGCTTATGTAGCAGCAGAACACACATATGGAGATTATAGTTACAATGGCCATGCTAAAAAAGACGAAGCATATAGAAATGATATGACCAATTTTGGTATACTAATGGAAATTAAGGGTATAGATAAACCATTTGATTGGTCAAGAGAGGCAGTTAAAAAACTACAAAAAGATGGTAAGGGTACATTTTATTCTCCATCACATAGAGTACCATCTAAAACATCAGAAGGTGATTATGTTAAAACTGAAGTAGTAGATAGTATGGATCCATTATATGATGCATTAGGTGACTATGCTATTTATATTGAAGATTTTATTAATGACATGAAAGAAGTATTTTCAACATTAGGAGATGATTGGGGAATATACATGCCTGAGGTAAAATATCTATCACCTGAACCATTAGTAAGATATAATGATTTAAGTTTAGTAGATTATCCTGATATACATTTTGTAGGTGATGCTTTATCGGCAAGAGGTATTACAGTATCAGGAGCACAAGGGATATATGTTGCAGAAAGTATTATAATAGAACAGGAAGAATACAATGATTATTTTGAGCATAGTTTGTTTATTTAAAATAATTTTCGTATATTAATAATAAAAATATGGCTAAAAAAGAAACATTTTACGAGTACAAAACAATAAAGGTAGCAGGAGCATTTCACCATTTATTTAGAGGAGGAGAAAATGAAAATTGGATTCATCATAATCCAGAAGGACCTGCTATTCAAAGAATAACAGAAGGTGATAGAAGTGTAGAAGAAAAATATTATTTATTTGGTCATGAAAAGACTAAAGATGAATTTAAAGAGTACCAACAAGAAAAAGAAGGTTTACCTTGGTACAAGAACCCATCAATGAAAGCAGTAGCAAGATTTTAGATTATGAAAATAGGTTTATGTGGTACAATGAGTGTAGGTAAAACTACATTAGTAAATGCTTTAAAGGAGTTAGATACATTTGAAGGATACATAACTAGAACAGAACGTTCTAAACACTTAATGTCACTAGGTATACCTTTAAATACAGATTCTACACTAAAAGGTCAAACAGTATTTTTAGCTGAACGAGCATCTGAATTAATGAATAAAGCCATCATTACAGACAGAACAGTTTTAGATGTTATGGCATTTGCACACTGTTCAAATTCAATGAATTACGTAGAAAAAGAAAATTTTGTACAATTAGCTTCCTGTTTAATACATGAATATGATTACATATTTTATGTTTCACCTGAAGGTGTAGACATAGAGGACAATGGTATTAGAGAAACAGATGCTAAATACAGACAACTCATAGATAATTCAATAAGATATTTTATTACTAGATACGGTAATAGAATTAAAAATTTAATTCAAATCGAAGGTACCACAGAAGAACGTATCAAAGTTATACAAGAGACACTTTCTCCACAATATGTATAACAAATACTTTACGATGAAAAGATCCGAACTTAAAGAAGCAATCAAAAACGAAATCACATCTGTACTTTTAGAAGGTATGTCTGATGAAGAAAGAGAAAACCGAATCCAACATTTAATGAGAACGGGTGCTAAAGAAAAACCTCTTAGAAAATTAGCTGCTATAGGTAAAAAAGAAGATGAAAAAGATTTAAAAGAAGTCTACCAAACTAACTCTAAAATGAGTCAAATAGTTAGTTTATTTCAAGATATGATGGATGACGAGTACGATGGAATGGATTATAGAAAAGCATTAAATGATGTTCTTAAAGCTATAGATGATGATTATAAAGCTGCAGAAAGAGAAGGTGAAAAATTTTCTAGTTTAAGAGAAGAAGATGAAGAACCAACATCAGCAGAATTAAAGAAAAAAGATTCAGTAGCATCTATATCAAATAAGCTTCAAAAACTAACAGCTAAAATGAAGAAAAAAGCTAAAGAGTTTAAAGAAGCAGAAGGTAAAGCAAAGGATAAAATTAAAGATGAGCTGAAAGACATGACAGCTGAAAAGAAAAAACTTGAAAAAGATCTTTAAAAACTTTCAATCCCTAATCATAATAGGGTTAATAATAGTTATATTTTTACTTAGAGAATGCAGAGGAGAAAAAAGCCCCTTACCTGCAGAACCTGTAACAATAGTAAAGATAGAAACTAAATACGACACTATTGTAGAAACGGTTCCAACTTACATCCCAAAATATAAAACCCGAGTAAAATGGAAAACTAAAACTGTACATGATACAGTAGAGGTACATGATACTATCCCGGTAGATACAGCTTCAGTATTAGAAGAATATTTTGCAACATATGCTTACACTGATACATTAAAAAAAGACAGTGTTACATTTATAATAAATGATACAATATCACAAAATAAAATATTATCTAGGGGTATTAAATATAATTTAGTATACCCTACAACAATAATTCAAACAGAACGTGAGGTTAATGAAAGAGAGTTGTATGTTGGGTTCGGTTTAGGTGGAGACAGACAGCAAATAAGTTATGCTGGTAGTGAATTAATACTAAGAACTAAAAAAGAAAAATTATATGGGGTAGGAATAGGTATAAATAATAGTTTTCAACCAATTTTAACTTTTAAGATGAACTGGAAGGTAAAAATGCCAAAACTTAAAAAACCAAAAATCCAAGTGCCCATAGAGTCTCTTCTATGAGTGATATAAAAAAAGTAATAAAACAAGAATATCTAAAATGTGCTAGCGATCCTATACATTTTATGAAAAAATACTGTTTTATACAACACCCTCAAAGAGGTAGAATTCAATTTGCATTATTTCCATTTCAAGAAAAAATGTTAGCTTTATTTAATGATAATCCTTATTCTATAGTTTTAAAATCCAGACAATTAGGTATATCTACTTTATCAGCTGGTTATTCTTTATGGATGATGTTATTTAATAAAGATAAAAATATACTTTGTATAGCTACAAAACAAGAAACAGCTAAAAATATGGTTACAAAGGTTAAATTTATGTATGAAAATTTACCTTCATGGCTTAAAGTAGATGCAGCGGAAAATAATAAACTAAATTTACGTTTACGAAATGGATCCCAAATTAAGGCAACTTCAGCAGCATCAGATGCAGGTAGATCAGAAGCAGTATCATTACTAATAATAGATGAGGCAGCATTTATTGAAAATATAGGTGAAATTTGGGCCTCAGCACAACAAACATTAGCAACTGGAGGTGGTTGTATAGCAATATCTACACCTTATGGTACTGGAAATTGGTTTCATCAAACATGGGTTAGAGCAGAAGAAAAAGCAAATGATTTTTTACCAATAAGATTACCATGGTTTGTACACCCAGAAAGAGACCAAGCATGGAGAGATAGGCAAGATGAATTACTAGGTGATCCTAGAATGGCAGCACAAGAATGTGACTGTGATTTTTCAACATCAGGTGATGTTGTATTTTACCCTGAATATATAGAATTTTATGAAAAAACTTACATTAAAGATCCTCTTGAACGTCGTGGGGCTGATAGAAATTTATGGGTTTGGGAACCATGCGATTATTCGAGAACATATATGGTTGTGGCTGACGTTGCTAGAGGAGACGGAAAAGACCACTCAGCATTCCATATAATAGATGTAGAAAACAATACTCAAGTAGCAGAATATAGAGGACAATTAGGTACAAAAGAATATGGACATTTACTAGTAGGTATAGCTGCAGAGTATAATGAAGCACTATTAGTAGTAGAAAATAATAGCATAGGTTGGGCTACAATACAAACAATAATAGATAGAGGTTATCAAAATCTTTACTATTCACCTAAGAGTGGAGAAGTAAGATCTGATTCGTATTTTGACCAGTACATGGATACATCAAAAATGGTACCGGGATTTACAATGTCATCTAGAGTTAGACCTATGGTAATAAGTAAATTTCAAGAATATTTAAGCGATAAAGGTGTTACAATTCAAAGTAAAAGATTAATGGAAGAAATGAAGACTTTTATTTGGAGAAATGGTAGACCAGAAGCACAACAAGGTTACAATGATGATTTAGTTATGTCATTTGGTACTGCAATGTACATGAGAGACACAGCATTTAAATTTAAACAACATGGAATAGATTTAACTAAAAACATGTTAACAAATATAGCTTCAACAAAAACTAATTATAATGGAGCTTACCAAGCACCTAGAGATAAAAACCCGTGGCAAATAGATAACCCATACTCTAACGGAAAAGAGGACATTCGTTGGCTTTTATAATATTTATACGATATACACACAATGGCAGATACTAGATTATTTACAAGACTAAAAAGATTATTCTCAACAGATGTAATAATTCGAAACGAAGGGGGTAACCAACTTAAGGTTATGGATATTAATAAAATCCAATCTTCTGGAGAATATGAAAATAATTCTTTAGTAGATAGATTTAATAGATTATATTCTACA